TTTTTTTCTGTCTTACTTCACTTCTAATTTGGTCATGCTGAAGTTAGTTTCAGCTACAGATTGACCTGCTTCACTTTCAAGCATGACAGCACAAGAGCCAACACCAGAAGATTGAATATCTAATAATAAATCTTCATATAAGCTATTGCAGTAAGATTGCAATTGCTCTTTGTTGTAGCTCAATAAGTCATCCTTTACAGTAATAGTAGCCAAGCTGATGTGACTGCTTGAAGAACCACCGCTAAATCTAACACTTTCAAGATAATCATCGTTTTGAGAAACTGTACTCTTGATTTTTTCCTCAAGAAGCTTGTTATCTGCATTGTATTTTTTAGCTTGCTTCTTTTCTTCGGCTTTTGAAGCAGCAGAAGCTTTTCTAGCAGATCTTGCTTCAGCAGCTTCTTCACTATCTCTTTGAGGTTGAGTCACTGCTGCATAAATTCCAATTAATACGAAAAGTAGAGCAAGACCTCCAATCCAATAAAGCATAAATTTCCAAAATGTAGTCGTTTTTTTAGCCTTAGCTGCATTTTTATCGTTCATGTCCAAATCCTCCAATATGTGATATGATTAAATTGAAACGAACACAACATCCCCCGAGCAGGGATGTGTAAAAAAGACTACATCACAATATATCTAAGACTCGAACCGCTTTCCCAACTATGCGGATTGGGTCTTTTTTTGTACCTAGAATTGGCTCAAAGTTCTCATTATCTGGAACTAAAAGGATTGCATTATTGACGTGCCTAACTCGTTTAAGAGTAGCTTCATTAGCATCTTCACCAACAAGAACTGCAGCAATCTCTCCATCTTCAACAGTAGGCTGTTGCCTAATAATTGCAATAGCACCATCATGTATGGTTGGTTCCATTGAATGCCCACGACATTTCAACCCAAAATAGGTAGCATCATCAGAAGGAACAAGCGAGACATAGTCCTCAATATTCTGTTCTGCCAGAATAGGCTCTCCACAAGCTATTGTTCCAAGTATTGGGATTATAGATGAATTAGTTTGATAATTATTGTTTGGTTCATGAAGCATACTTAAATCTTCATTTGAATATGCTACGTCAGAAGTTCCAAACATTAATTCTTTGACACTAACACCAATCAAATTAGAAATATTAATAACAGCACTCATTTTAGGAGATTTTTTCTTAGATTCCCAATAAGAAACTGTTTGCTTTGAAACTCCTAATTTCTCTCCAAGTTCAGTTTGAGAAATATGTTGTTTTTTCCTATATTCTTTTAAAGCCTTAGCTAAGTTATTACTTGCAATTTCGGCTGCACCTGATATTGACATTTTTTCACCTCCTTTAATACTTACATTATACACTAAAGGTTGAATTATTCAATTAATGGTTGATTTAAACCAGAAAAACTTGAAAAAAATATAAAATTTACAGTTGACTTCAATTTTTAAAATGTTAAACTTATAGTTGAACTGATGGAAAGGAGGTAACTTAATGAATGGCAAAAAAATCACTTGGAAAACTGCTAGATTAATTGCAGGCTTTTCTCAAAAAGATGTTGCTAAAGCCTTACAGAAACTAGGCATTTCAGAATTTATGGTTGGATACTATGAGAGAAAGCCTGATAAAATGCCTATGTTTATGGCAAGTGCTTTGTGTCATTTATATGAAATTCCGATTTCAGATATTTTTTTAGATTTTAAGTCAACCGCAAGTAGAACAAATCGAAAGGGTGAATAAGTTGAACAATTTACAAATTTTTAATTTCAACGGCTTAGATGTACGAACAGTATTAATTGACGGAGAACCGTATTTCGTTGGTAAAGACGTTGCTGAAGTTCTTGGTTATAGAAACACTAGAGATGCTTTAAAGAAGCACGTTGATAATGAAGATAAAAAGTCCGAGATTGTGAATAGTTCACAATTGTCGCAAAACGCTACGGGCTATCAAAATATTGATTTAATTACGGAATCTGGTGTTTATTCATTAATTTTCGGTAGCAAATTACCAACTGCCAAGAAGTTTAAGCACTGGGTAACTAGTGAAGTCTTACCAGCTATCCGCAAGCATGGTGGATATCTTACAGATGAGAAGATTGAAGAAGTCTTATACAATCCAGATACTTTAATCAAGTTAGCTACTCAGCTCAAAGACGAACGTGAAGGCAGACTAATTGCTGAACAACAAGTTGCTGAATTAAAGCCTAAAGCTAGTTACTATGACACAATCTTGAATAACAAAGACTTAGTTCCAGTATCTTACATTGCTAAAGATTACGGCTATTCAGCAAAGGGCTTTAACTTACTACTCAAAGAATTGAAAATCCAATACAAGCTTGCTGGAACATGGCTACTTAAATCTAAGTATCAATCTTATGGTTGGACTTCAACTGCTAGTTATCCAATTGAAACAACTCACGGACACAAAACTAGCACAATCATGAAATGGACTCAAAAAGGGCGCTTAGGTTTGTACAACGAGCTTAAAAAGCATGGGATTCTACCAATGATTGAAAGAGAGGATGTAGTAAATGGCTAGCTTAACATGTGACTATTGCGGTAAAGATCTTCATAAGTCTAAAGAGATTTTTTTGGCAGACAGTGACTCGTTGTATTGCTCACAAGTATGTTTGCAATACGGTGAAGTGATTTCAAATTTCTACAGCTATGATGATGCAGTCAAATTTATGAAAAAGCACGGAAGCTATAACAGAATTCTTGAAGGGCAAGAATTTGTACGACAAGAACAAGCGCACAGAATGCTGGATGAAGATTAGGAGGTTGAAAAATGAATTTTGTTTACGGAATTGTTTTGGGATTCTTAGTAATTAACCTAATAAGCGATATTTACATTTATCAAAATATTAACGTGCTTTATAAGCAGATTAAGCAAATACAAGATATTAACGTCAGTAAATAGATTTTTGAAAGAAACTTCAGTAGAGGCATAGGTGTAGGTATGGTTCCAATCGAGGATACAATTAGAAAAATTGAAAAAATCACGAACAAAACTGATTTTGAATCAGCAGAATTTGCTTTATTGCAAGTATTTAAAAATATCTGTCAAAAGAATGACTTAGATTTTTTAAAGCAAGTTCAAATTTATGTAAAGATTATAAAAATTTATGACTTTTCTAAAGATACTAATCTTGAAGATCTAAGAATGACAATTGAGAGATTAATTTATTTAAAAAGTAAATCTAGCTTCAAATAAAAAAGTTCTTAGTACTAGTACTAAGAACTTCAACATATTAAAAATAATTATTTTGTGTTTTGTGATAATTATCAAATTGTTCTTGTGTTGCTCCAACAACATAGACAATAGCTCTGCCTGGTAAATCAGACATCGGAGAATTATCAATTGAACCAACGTAAAGCAATTTCCAGCCTTTTTGCAATAACTTATTTACTTTTTCTTCAGCATTTAGCTGACTAAATCGCTTTACAAAGACAATGTTTTCCAAAATTATTACCTCCTTTATCAGATGATAATTAAATTATACAAAACCATAAACAATATGATTCAAGGAAGGATAAAAATGAGTACATTTATTTGCTTAATTATAGTTTTTGTAATTTATCTAACCTCAGTAATAGACCATTACATAGCTTTTAGAGATTTTGAAAAAAGGAGTAACAAAAGTCGTGACTAAAAAACACAGTATTTGCAAGGTTATTTTCAGTGGAAAAAGTGGTAAATGCTACAAAGGCTACATAATTAGTCGAAAGTTTACAGAAACTGCGATGATTTTCGCTCAAAATCATAATTTTGTACTAGAATTCATCCCTTTGTGGAAAGCAATTCTATTCAAGAGACCGAAAGGTAAATGGGTATATTTAAAAGATGTGTCACTTGAGTACCTACGAGAAACACCATTCAAGGTGGAAAAATACAGCTGTATAGCAGAAATGGACACTTATAGAAAATACAAAACAAATGAAGAAGCTAATAGAGAGGAAAAAATAAATGATTAAGATAGCTGATATTGAATTTGAAAAAGATGCTCTTAACGATGGCTTTAAAGAATTTATAACCGAACTTTTGAAATTCTTAGAAGGAAAAACGGTTCTTTCAAGTTTTTACGACGATGATAAAGAACAACTTGAAATTCAATATCTAGAAAAAGAGGAGATCTAAGAGGTCGAAAACGATGACTAAAGAAAAATACTATAACTACACATGCACTGGCTGCGGTATGGAATTGAAGAAAGATGATCCAGTCTATATAGATAATGATGGAGATTGGTTCTGTAGTGAAGTGTGCTTAGCAATCTCTAATACTAGTGAAAGCTTTGATACGCTCGAGGAGGCAATAGCAAATGGCTAAAATTGCAATCTCAAAAAACGACATCTGCCAACTTATTAATGGCTCTGATTTAGGAGTTAAAGCACTGCTTTTGAAAGATGACAATCAAATTGTCATAGCACGTGGTTGCTTTGGATTAGTATTTGACCTTAACAAAGATTTGACAGAATTATTTCCAGACCATCCAGAACTTGAAGCGGTTGTGTTTGAAGGACTGATTAAGCAGTATCGAAGCATGATTAATTTAAAGATGCCAGATGCTGAATATTTCAAAAAGCATAATAAGCAAGAATTCAGCAAAGACGTATTAATGATTTCAGATTGCTTCTGCGATGGCTTCTGGTTAGGCTACGACACTAGAAGTGATGATTATTTACTAACTTGGGAAGATTACTCAGTAAGAGCACCTTTAGACATCAAGTTCTATCTCGTTAGGCCTGTAACTTTTAAAGGGAAAGCATACGAAGAGCTCGATAACTTCATTAAATCAACGTATTACCGAGGAATTATAGATTTGAATTTTGTATTAGGAGATTGACATGGAGGACTTAATTAATCGAAAATCTTTGCAAGATTTAATCAAATCAACGTTCTTAGAGATGAGACCCAAGCTTGAAGATGAGCTTACTGGCAGGACTATTAAGCTCGATGAATTTCGCAAAAAGTATTGCGGTGGAAAGTCTGCTGAGTGGGTTAGAACGTTTATTTTCGATAAATTTCGCAATGAAATTGACTATGAAACTGGTGGCTGGTGCATTAATCCACGTCAAAACGCTAATGGACGTTACGCAATCATATTTGAAGACACTGCAGCTAAATGGATGAAAGAAAACCGACACAGAATTAATTGGTATGCAAAGTTGAGGTAACTTATGACAGAAAATAATGATCGTTTAAGACACAAATTCCATTTCATTTTTAATGGCGATGGCTTTTTCTGGAGCACTCCAGATGAAAAAGCCAAGCTTATATGTCGTACTGCAAACAGAGATTTTAATACAGTGGCTGAGATTGTTAAGTGGAATGATTATGTAGATAAACATTACAAAGGGAAAAACAAAGTTAAGTACTATTTTTGTATAGAAACTGAATCTGATAAATCTGTATTTCTTTATGATTTTACGGGAAAAAGACCTAAGGTTTGCAAAGACAAAGAAATGACTGAAAAAGCTTTTGAAGGAAAATTACCATTATTTAAATTACGAGGAGAAAAGGAAGATGAACTATGAAATTATTACAAGCATGGAGAGAGAAGCAAGCAGTTACTTACCAAGACTTACTAAACACGATTTTAAAACGCTGGAACAAACAAATCACAGTAGACGGTGCTTTCAAGGTCTGGTGTATTACAGCAATGCTCTTGGCGGTCATCAGCATCTGGTGCGTGGTGTTTTTGGCGCAAAATCCTGATTTACCCTGGGATAACAATATTTAGGCAAGAAAAAAAGCAGTGCGTAACACACTACTTTTCGCCAGAAAAATTTTGTACAGAAAGGGATGTTAATTCATCCCTCAGTACAAGGATATCACAAAGGAAAGAAAAATGGAAAAACTAAGTAAGAAATTTGTCACACATTTTACAACAATTCCCAATTCAGTCGCACAGAATGACCAACTGAGTTGGAAAGCACGAGGAATATTCCTCTATTTGGCATCGAAACCATCAGATTGGCAGTTCTATGAAATAGAGGTTGCTAGACATTCAATTGATGGCAGGGATGCATTACGAACAGGTTTAAAAGAGCTGGAAAATAATGGTTACCTTAAGCGATATCGAAAGCGGAACGAAAAAGGACAGGTCGTAGATAGTGAATGGATATTATCAGATGTCCCTATGTCTGATGAGCCTGTGTTGGATGAGCCTATGTATGAAAATCCTACACAGGTTAACCCAACAATACAAAATAAAGACCTTACAAAAAAAGATAATACAAAAGAAAGACATACAAAATATAGTCTGGCTCAGCCAGACAATAGCTCTAAGAAAGTTGATAATTCTAAGCAAGTAAAAGCTATAGTCCAGTTCCTCAATGAAAAAACAGGTAGTCATTATCGAGCATCATCAGCTAAAACTAAGAAGTTTATACATGCAAGGCTCAAAGAAGGCTTTACAGTCGATGACTTTGAGAAAGTAATAGTTAAGAAGTGCAAGGATTGGAAAGCAGATACAAAGATGGCTAAGTATCTTAGACCTGAGACGCTGTTTGGAACTAAATTTGAAGGATACTTAAACGAAATTGATAGAAGCAACTACTCTATCAGTACCTGGAGCAATTGGGAGGCTAAATTATGAAAATGACAGAAGATGAAAGAAACTTTATAGATTATTTTGTAAACAGATATACAGGTCACTTGTGTGCCTTGTTTAGTGAATGGAAAGCACCTGAAGCATTAGACTTATCAAATTGGAGCTTAACTTCAAACGATTGTTTTGGAATATGGTTCCACTTTTCTCCAATAGAATGGGATTTGGTGTGCAGACCTGATGGAACAATTGAACTTATTAATAGTTTAGGGGCAACAGAAGTTCACTTAACACCAGATTTAACTAGAAAATATAGATCTGTTTTCCCAAAGCCCTTTAATATTACCGAAAAAGACAGCAATGCATTAGGTTGGTTTAAGCATTTATCTGCTGAAGAACAAAAGAACGTTAAGTCTATGTATGAACAAATTGACAAGATTTACAACAGTTTCATGAAAGGAAATCAAGATGGAGAGCGTAGCTAATCTCTTAGCAGTTGTTGAAGTTGATGAAACCTGCCCAAAACACAATTGCAAGTTAGCAACTATTGCTGGCAGGGATGTTAAACCAGTCTGTCCTAAATGCGAGCTTGAGAAACTGTTAGCAGAAAAGAAGACGTTTGACCGACAAATTACAGCTGAGCTTAGCAAACGCTGGCTAAGACGTGACTCACTAGTAGACGATGAGGACACATTCAAGTGTAGCTTTGACAACTTCAAACACAAACCTGGAACACAAGAAGATAGAGTTTACCAATTATGTCATAAAATTGCAGGTCAGTATTACCAATATCCAGAAGCAAAGTTCAACACGCTATTAGTTGGAACTGCAGGAACTGGAAAGTCACATCTTGCAATGTCAATGCTGAAAGCAGTAAATGACCATTCTAAAGCTCAAAAGTGCTTATTTATTAATATTGCTGAATTGTTCCAAAAGATTAGAAACTCTTTCAATGATCCAAGCGAGTATTGGACAGAAGGCAGAGCAGTTTTAAAGATTACTGATGCTGATTTAGTTGTCTTAGATGATTTAGGAACTGAAGCGAGTATGAGAGCTTCTGGAGATGAAGCCAGCCAGTTTGTACAGCGTGTACTCTACAGCATACTTAACTCTCAGAAAAGAATTATCGTAACAAGCAATTTAACTGTTGAACAGTTTCAGAAAGTATACAATCAGAAGCTGTTCTCACGACTTACACGAGGTGCAAAAGGACATGTGGTAGATTTTACACAATTAAAGGATAAACGCTCAGAATGGCAGAATTTGATGAAATAAAAGAAGGTTACCAAGTGATTAATAGAGTAGTTTTAGTTGGTCGATTGACCAAAGATATTAATTTGAGAAAAACACAGAGTGGAATTTCCGTTGGACTCTTTACTTTGGCAGTAAACAGACAGTACAGCAAAGACAAAGAACACAAAGAGGCGGACTTTGTCAGCTGCATTGTTTGGCGAAAAGGTGCTGAAATCCTATCACAGTACACTCACAAAGGTTCAAGAATTGGGATTGACGGTCGTATTCAAACCAGAAATTACGAAGATAAGAATGGCCAAAGAGTTTATGTGACTGAAGTTGTTGTAGATAACTTTGAACTTCTCGACAGTAAGCCAGAACAAGCAACTACAAGCACATCTGTTGCTCAGACTCAGACCACAACGCAAGCACAACCCGCTCAACAAACTCCAGATCCATTTGCTGATGGAGGAGACACGATTGACATTAGTGACGATGATTTGCCGTTCTAGGAGGAAAGCATGGAAGCACAACAACTTGCAGATATTCAAAACCTCGAAAAGAAATATGGCTCTTTGTCGCAAGTCCCTGAAGACAATGAGAAATTGTTGAAACTTAGAAAAAGCTTCAGTGGTAATTACCATGACACACCATTAACTAAAGCTTTTGGAAGGTCAATTAGTGAGAATTCACTGCACAGAGTAAAGGTTGCAGCAAGAAATATTGGTGAAAAAGGTCGACAGGAGATTATTGATTTACTAAAAGACGGCTACACTTCAACTGAGATTAGTACAGTATTTGGTTACAACACTGCTGCAATTTCAGGTGTGAGAAATATCTATCACATTGAAGCAAGGCCTCACTTCATGTATGAGTTGAAAAAAGATGGTAAGCCAGTTCTCTATACTCAAACACTTGGACAGGTTCGTGATTTTACTAAATATAAACCAAAAAGAATGTACTATATTGCGTACAAATATATTAGAGAAGAGCTATCTGAGCAAGGATATGTACTTACAAGAGGTTATTACAACTGGAGATGCATCCCTAAAAACTGCTTAGTTAATTTCAGCAAAGGCGAGAACATGTTCCTTATGAAGAAAGGCGATGTAAAGTTTGATAATTGAGTTTACTATTCCAGGAAAACCTGTAGGGCAAGGCAGACCACGCTTCTCCAGACATCGAGGATATGTTCAAACTTATGATCCAGCTAAATCTCGACAGTATAAAGCAATAGCAACGATGTGTGCTCAAAGAGTTTATTCAGGCGAACCACTGGAAACACCATTAAAAATTACAGTCAAGGCATACTTTGGTTTGTATAAGTCTTATACCAATAAAAGACGTGAAGCTTGTTTATCTGGTCAGGAAGTTCCGACAAAAAAGCCAGACATTGACAACATCGTGAAAGGAATTATGGATAGCCTAAATGGAGTTATTTATCACGACGATAAGCAGGTTATCCAGCTTGTAGCGTTTAAAGCATACGCAGAAAAGCCGAGAGTTGAAGTTACAGTTGAGGAGTTGGAACAATGACTAAATTAAAATGTACAAGATTAATTTTCGAAAAATATGATCGTGTAGTTACTGTAGAGTATGAACACGTAATCGAGGCAATGTCAGAACACAAGCCAATTGTTGGCCGTTCAGCAGACTTTAGAAATGACAATGGAGAATACTATTTTGCTGAGGATTTAAAAGAAGTAGCATTTAATCCAAAATTTGTGTTTTATGCTGAACCAATTGAAGTTATTGAGAAATTTGAAGAGACCAAATTTTATCAGAAAAAAATAGCTCAGTTAGACGAACTTCAACGTGCAATTGAAAATTCCAAATTTTATAAAAGCCAAAATTTAAAATTTGTTGTTAGAAAGTCTATTTCTAAGTTCGATAATCAACTTTCATCATTACAATTTTTTGAAAAAAATAGCCACGAAGCAATGTTTTCGGTAAATGATTTTTTGAAAAACGGTGGAATCATTATTTATAACCCGCAAAAAATTGTTACTACTGGTTTGGAAAAATCTGGTGGAGGACTCTACGTTTTGGAGAATTAACAATGACCAAAAAAATTACAATAACAGACAAATATGTTGCTGCAAAAGTCGCTTACAACATGTGGTGTAACAGGGATGCATGGTTTGCATTTCGCAACCAAAATTTCTATGAAAAGCTTGAATTTTTGTCTAAAGAACCAGCTTTAAATATTGGCACTAAATGGTTCGAAAGTGGCTTAGCCAAGATAAAAGATGGAGAACTAGTTGACAATGATTGCAGACTTAGTATTTTTTACGATGATAAAAAAATAGAAGTTATGTATAAAAGCGATATTCTAGGCGTGACGTGTACTGCAACTTTTACTGCATAGGTTAAAGATATGAATAAAAAGATTTATAAAAAGGTAGCTGACCTTATTGAAGAAAAATTTGGACACAACAAACTTGAAATATTGAGTATTGAGCCTTGTGAATACTATCCAGACGGGCCTTACTATCAAGTGATAACTAAATCTTTAGAAGATGGAAAGCAATATATAAACATTGTAGTTTTAGGAGAAAAAGATTACAGGAGAAAAGATTTGAAAACCGAGTCATTAAAATATTTAACCTGCCAAATTGGCCGTCAATTAGCATTAAACAAGATAGAAAAGAACTATCCTAATATTGCTAATGCGGTAGAAAAAGAACACAAATTTAACTATTTTAGTCCAGATAAGGGATATAGTCATACTTTCACTTTCACTGTTATGAGTTACGACTACTTAGTTGATACGTTAACAATCACAGTAGTTGTTACTGAAGATGATTTAAAAAATCCACCTGATTATTCAAGAAACTTAAATTATAAAGCAACAATGCAACAGCTAAATCTGTCAGAAATTGGAATCATTAGAAAACGATATTATGAATTTATGAAAAATGCTATTTCAAACTTGTTTTATGCCCAGGTGTTACTGCTAATCGGTGTCTTTACCGCAATTATTGCATTATCAATACAAGGCTCTGATAATATTCCACTACTTGGATTTGCAACGTTTTTACTAGTAGTTTCTGGAAGTTGGGCTATTAGTGAACAATTTTTTAGCTTTAAAAAGGAAATGAAATTCATTTCCCGTTTAGAAGAATTGAAGTGGAGGGTTGAGAGTGACAAAGAAATGTAAAAAGTGCGGTTTTGATGCAACAATTGAAGTACTGCTTGTGATTGATTGCGTTATTGCAATAGGGATGTTCTTTATTGGAATTATCCTTAAGAAATATGGCTATATTTTGGGCCTTGTAGGTATTATTTCTTCAATGGGTATACTTTTATGGACACAAGCCGAAAGAGCCAACAGACGTGAAATTAGGGATAAATTACGAGAGGTAAATTATGGCAAGAGAAGATAAAGAATGGCATGAAATTGCTAAGATGAATTTAGAAGAACTTGTTGATTTCATTCATTTAACTTTTTGGGATTATGAAGAAACAGGAAACGACAAGTATTTAATGCAACTCAAAGTTGCAGGTCATTATTTGAACCGCAAGGCTTTAGATATACAACTTGCTGAAGTTTTCAGTTTAAAAAATAAAGGGGAATAAAAGATGAGGAGTGTGGCAGTTGTGACGCTATTTCCTGAAATTGATACAGAAAAAACCGCTAAAAAAGTTAAACAATTCTTACGTGGGGATTTTGTAAGAGCGATTAGACTTAGCGGTTATGATTTAAATTCTTTGAGCAGTCCGAAGCTGTCACTAGCTCCAGCACACGGAGCAACGGGGAACGTTATTGAACGTCAAATTATTAGGAGTCTGGAAGCCAAAACTATTGTGCAAGCTGTTCATGAGAGTATTTTTCGATGCACAGCAACTAGCCGCCAGATATTAATTGGAATTTACATTGAGGAGAAGCCAATCTTTCAAGTATCACGACTAGTTCAATATCAGCATACTCAATTTGATGTAATGCACAAACGTGCATTGAACGAATTTGCAGACAGATTTGAATATTGGCAAGGCGTACTTTGTGTTAAAAATCCAGAGGACTTACACGTTTATCGAGGCAATGACAATGAATGAAACAATTAGCGACATGATGGTTGATACTTGGAACAATTACTCCATAGCAGGGATGAAAGTAGAAGACTTTATCGTTTACACAAACACATTGAAAGATTGCTTACGTGATGGAAAAGCTTTATTTGACAAGGACTTTACAATTGCCGACATAGACACGGTTGACAGTGTTCTTAGATTGTTAATGAAGTACAATGACACAGTTGACAGTGTAGCCAATGCACATCCTAAAGGTTTTGAAGCTGAAAAACAGCCAATCCACGAAACAACAGAATTGGACCTGTTTGACCTTTTTCCAGAACACCAAAAATGAAAAACGGAAAAAGACCGGAAAAAGACCGGAAGTCATGCGGAAGGATATCAGCTAATATTAGTAGTGTAGCGAAATGAAGCTACGACGGTGCAGAAATTCAGTATAAATGTGGGACCAACTCGTTCGTGAGTATCTCCTAGAACATTAAGACCAAGACTGGTGTGTAATAGCGGTTCGAGTCCGCTACTTGGTTATAGGGATGTGCTAGTAGTTGCAGGCATCCCTACTGTTAAACTGTTGATTTAACCTTAGCTTTTATAAATCATTGTAGATTTTTTAGTTTTTTCATTTTATTCCTCATTTTATAATGCAAAAATCAAACATGGCTGGTGCTTTTATGGCAGTTCGATTCTGCAGCGTGTTTTAGTCTGCGACGACCCTCAACGGTTTCGAGGAGAGCGGACATGGAGCTAACTGCAATAAACAGTTAGACACGATGTAAACATTGCGAGACAGCCAATGCTCTTAGCTGTCTGAGTAGTAGTTGGTGGAACTCAACGAGTTTTCGAGAGCTCGGCTACTCATAGCCCTTAAATGGGCCAAAATAATATCTAGCTAAGTAACGCTTAGAGTTTTCATGTATTTTTTTCTCAAAACCAGTGGCTCATTTAGGAGCAGAGAGGTTGCGATACCTCCACTGGTTTTATTTTTTTATGGAGGTGCAACACAAACATGATTTCAAAAGACCAATTCTGGAAGATTGCTGGTGTTACACAACATATTCAATTTGAAAATTTTTTGAGAAAGATTGTTTTTGATCCAGAAAAACGCAATAACTTTTTTAAACAATTATTGAAGTTAGACGCACAATGTGTGGTTCAAGATACTTTCAAGCAGTACTTTGAAGAATACGCAGCAGAAAGGAAAGCAAATCAGCAAGACTACACGCCAGATGAAGTGTCTAAACTCTTATCCATCATTGTTAATACAAAGTATGATGCTGATTTCAAGAATGGTATAGAAAAGAGATACTTTCACAAAAAAGGCTATACTGCTGCAGACATTACGGCAGGGACTGGCTCACTGTTAATTCAAAAATGGTGGGCTGATATGACGGCAGAACTACCTTGGACATATGTGCCTCATAGATACTTTTACTTTGCGTCAGAACTAGCAGACAATGTTATTCCATACTTGCTATGTAATTTAGCTTTACGTGGGATGAATGCGATTGTAGTTCATGGGGATGCGTTAACTGGAGAAACTAAACAAGTATATTTCATACAGAATAGCAAAGATGACTATTTAAGTTTCAGCGATATTAATGTGATGCCTCACAGTAAGCAGGTTACGGAAGAGTTCAATGTTACTAAGTGGCTTGAAGAAGCAATCGACCATATTGAGTCAAAGAAAATTATTAGACGTAAAGACTATGGACCAATGCTAAAGCGTGCATTGCATATGCAAATTGGGGGGGTAAGCAAGCCTTTTATCCCACCATCTGAGAACCAAATGCTACTCGGAAGATTTGCAACTATTGAACGTGCCAAAGCAAAAAAAGTATATCCAAAAGGAACGGTGGTGATTCAGATATCAGCGACCAGAGGACAGTGCGGTATGCTGACATCAAGTGGTGAAGTTGGCAGTCAGTACGCTTGTATTCAATTCAAGCCTTATATTGATAGCTTTACTGGTTGGATGAAAGTTAAGCAAGAGATACCTCGGTGGCGTCATAAGTATCAAGAAGGATTAAACATTAAGCTAGAAGATATTGGTAAGATACCATTTAACATCCCTATTAATTGGTTATTACCATTTGAAGAGCAACAACGCTTAAAAGAGGAGCGAGGTTATGTATGAGAGTTCATATGTGCGGACAACGTGGTTGTCATACAGTTGTACCAATCAAGCAACGTTATTGTGATGTTCATGCACCGCTTCATAAGTACATCCCTAAACCAGTTAGTCATGAGCAACGCTTACTCTATTACAAACACTACAACAGGTTTGAACGTAGTGAAGAAGCAACAGAGTTCTATTCAAGTGCTAAGTGGAAAAGAGTACGTGAGTATGTTGCAAGTCGTGACCTGTACACAAGCGCAGTCAGTGGCCGAGTGATTGATGACCATGATTTGATTGTTGACCATATCGTTCCACGTCGTCTGTGCAAGAACCCACTGGATACAAGCAATCTCTGGTGTTTATCCAAGGGAGAACACACACGCAAGACAATTCTTGAACAGAAAATTGCTGAAAAGAAAAATGGCGATGCAATTTTGAAACACGCAACAAAAAAATGGTGGCTGAAAGTTTTGAGAGAAAAAATAAATTGATACCCCCCGCCTGGGGAAGGGGCCTACAGCACACAACAGGGGAGTCATCTTTTTAGCCAGATGCAAAAATCAATATTTTTATGGAGGGGGCAAAACGTGAGTTTGCCTTTTTTGTTTTGGAAGGAGGAAAAGCGGAAAAATGGCCAAAGGACGCAACTTGAAATTGACAACTGATCCAACTTCACGACCTGAGCAACGTGAACAAACGGAAAAATTGAAAAAAGTTACCGAGAATTGGACACCGCTTCAGAAAACTCCACCTTCTTACATGAAAGGCACACTTGCTGCGACAATTTGGCAACGGCTCATTCCAATCCTTCAAGAAACTGGTGTAGTTAAGCAAGCAGACAAAGCTACTGTTGAATGTCTATGTTCAGCAATCCAGTTGTATCGAGAAGCTTTTGAAAATGTGCAGAAAAATGGCATTCAGCGTGAAGTTTGGACGACTCCAATATTACCAACAGGCGAAACTTTGGATAAAGAGTTCACTCGCTATCAGAAGAACCCTGCAGTAACAACAATGGACAGCGCAATGAAGCAAATTAAGACTTTTAGTTCCGATTTAGGACTAACTCCAGCCAGTCGTGCAAGCTTGATGGCAAGTATTGATAGTCAAGACGATGACACACCAAGCTTAGCCGAGATTTTAAATGCAAAAAGTGGTGATTTCTAGTGAAAAAGTATGACTTTACTAAAAAAGGTTTCGACCTTCAAACGGCTTATACGGAAGAAAAAGATGCAGGTAAGTACACTGAAATTTTTAAGAACTATAGAGACCCGTTAACCAAGTATGCTTTTTCAGTCTTAGAAGGCAGAGTACAAGCAGGTTACATGATTAAATTAGCCTGTTTCAGACACCTCCAAGATTTAAGACGACAGAAAGAAGACCCTGAATTCAAATATCACTATGATTTGAACAAGGCTCGAGCAATTCTAAACTTTGCAAAATTGGTTCCTGATGTTAATGCTGGTATTCCTTTACCACTTGTAGACTTTCAGAAAGCAATTCTTTGTTCAATCGTTGCTTGGCGTGACGAAAAAGACCGTGTTCGCTATGTGCGTGCAACTCTTTCAATGGCTAGAACCAATGGTAAGACATACATTGCAGCAATCTTAGCTGCTTTTTATTTTCTAATTGAAGCCAATGACACTTACAACAGAAAATACTTGTTTGTAGCTCCAACAACTGACCAATCCCGTGTTGGGTTCGACTATCTTAGAACCATGTTTCGAAAGATGAGCGAAAGTCCAGCATTTAGGCAGACATTCAAAGACCAACAAATTGATGTCTTAACCGACCAAATTATTTCACGGGTATACAACAACATCTTGATGCGAAAGTCTTATGAGTCAGGACAATTAGACTCATTTCACTATCAATTTGCAGTTGGGGATGAAGTCGGAGATGACAAATACATTGGAAAAATTAGGACTGGTAACGGGAAAATCACTTCAGGACAGGCACAAGAACCTAATCACGTATTCTTGCAGATATCTACAGCTTATCCAGACAGTAACTCACAATTCTACAAAGACCAAAGATTGCTCCAGTTCGTTATGGAGCGTGATTGTGATAGAGCCTTAGATGATAATCTTTGTTTAATTTGGGAACAAGACGCACTGATTGAAGTTGATAAACCTGAGACCTGGTGTAAATCCAACCCAATTATGAATTTATCCCCTGAAAAAAAGGACCAAATGCTAAAGTCTCTACTTTCAGAACGTGAAAACAAGATGTTAGATGGTTCAATTGAAGAGTTTCAGAACAAGTCTCTTAATCTATGGCTTCAAGTTAAGAAAAATACTTACTTACAGCTTGATGATGTTAATGCTGCTATCGTTCCTGAAGAACCAGTTAATATCTTTGGCCGTGCTGTTTATATTGGCTTTGACAAGTCTAATTTCAGCGATGATACAGCGTTGGTGTTTGTATTTCCATACTTAGATGGTGCTAACAATCAGCGCTTTTATATCAAACAACATTCTTGGGTACCTCTTGCAAGGGCTCAGAACAACATTGAAATCAAAGAAAAGCAAGATGGGATTAATTATAGGGACGCAGAAAGAAAAGGCTACTGTGACATTGCCAAGAACGAATACGGCTATATCGACGATGGGGTCATCTTTAATTGGCTAGTAGATTTTGTAGAAAAAAACCACTTAGATGTGCAGTACTTCTGTTACGACCAGTGGGGGATGTCACGTATGATTGGCTGGATTGAACAGAAGCTCGACTGGAAGACTATGGCAGTTAAAAACGTTATCCAAACTTTAACTAATCCAACCATTGACTTAAGACAAAAGTTTGATACTCGTGAGATACGTTACTTAGATGATCCAATTATCAAATACTCACTTAAGAATGCTGTGTTATTCAGCAATAACAACGGAATTAAGGTCGACAAGGAAAAGGCAACAACCAAGATTGACTTTGTCGATGCTTTAATTGACGCTTGGTACACTGCGATGTTCCACTTTGACGACATCTCACTTGAGAAAAAGAACAAGAATGACCCGTTTGCAGGGATGTCTGAGCAACAAATTAACGATTATTTCACTAATAATTTTTCATTCTAGGAGGTATATATGGCTTTTTTATCGAACTTATTTAAAAGGCAAAAAATGCTGTCTGGCAGTTCACCTGTCTGGATACTTAATCAGGGTCAGCCTGTCTCAATTAAGCCGAAAGCAATTACAAGCGCAATTGCCTTAAAGAATTCAGACGTTTACGCAGTTATTTCACGAGTTTCAAGTGACATAGCAGGCTGTCGTTTTGTGACAAATGCTCAACCAATTACTGATGTGTTGAATGCTCCTCTTGGTAATTTGATGAGTGGTTTCAGTGTTTGGCAGGCTATGATTGTTCAAATGATGCTTAATGGTAATGCGTTTGCAGTTATTACACGTGATACTAATGGCTATCCTGTACAAATTGAACCTGTTCCAAATGAGAAAGTAACAGTAGCATTAGACGATTATGGCAAAGACCTAACTTACACCATTCACTTTGACGACTCAAAACGTTCTGGTGATTTCTTATACGACTCAAGTGAAGTGATTCATTTCAGATGCACTGTTTCAGGCGAAAGCGATACTCAGTACATGGGTATTCCTCCAATCGATAGCTTGCTCAATGAGATTGAAGTTCAAGACTTATCTAGCAAGTTAGCTATTTCAACCCTCAGACATGCAATTAAGCCAAGTATCTTTATTAAAGTTCCAAATGCAACTTTGGGTAAAGAAGCAAAGGAAAACACCAGACAATCTTTTGAAGAGCAAACAACTGGTGAAAATGCTGGGCGTGCGGTGGTACTTGACCAAAGTGCGGATGTTGAAACGACTAATATTTCTCCAAACGTAACCGAATTTTTGCAAAACGTGTCATTCTCACAAGACCAAATTGCCAAAGCATTTGGAATTCCTGCAGATTATCTTTCAGGAAAACAAGACGCTCAATCAAATATCACAATGATTAGAGCATTCTATCAAAGTTCTCTATCAATTTATATTAAGCCTATTGAAAGTGAGCTAAGTCAGAAGCTTGGAACAGATGTGAAGCTTGATATTGCTAGTGCAATTGACAGTGACAATAGTGAATTAATAAATAACGTCCAAAAATTAGCTTCTGCAGGTGTTTTAGCACCTATTCAAGCCCAAAAATTACTAAAAAATAGAGGTGTTTTCCCTGAATTAGACCTTGATGAAAGTACTAATCTTTTAGACAACACCAAAAATATAAACGACAAAAACGACTAAAATTTTAATTTATATCAAAAAAATGAGCTCAAAAACGCAAAAAAAGCGCTTTTTTGAGCTTTTTTTGTACCCAAATTTGAAAGGAGGTGACAAAAAATGCCAAAAAACAATGATTTCAAATGCGACGTTCGCTCAATCAATTTGCAACTGGCTAGTTTGACAACTCGTGACGCTGAGAATGGCTCGCACAAGATTACAGGTTACGGAATGCTGTTCAATCAACCAAGCGTTCCTATGCCTTTTATCGAATATATCAAGCCTGAAGCATTAGATGGCTTAGATTTATCCAGTGTAATGCTGCTTAGATCACATGACTTTGACCAAATCTTAGCCAGAGTCGATAGCGGAACTTTGAGTGTAAGAGTCGATGACAAAGGACTGTACTTTGAAGCAACAATGCCAGACACAACTTTAGGAAATGACACACTCGCTGACATTAAAGCAGGGAATATCAAAGGCTGTTCTATCGGTTTCAACATCGGTGATGATGATTGGTCTCGTGATGACTCAGGTCAAACCATTCACCAAATTAACGAGATTTCGCAACTAAATGAAATCTCACTCACTCCAATTCCAGCGTATCAGCAAACTAGTGCAAATGTTGAACGTTCACTCAAGCAATTTTTAGAAAAAGGAGGCACAGAGATGCCACAAGAAGTAAAAGACTTAAAAGACAAAGAATCTGGAACTCAAGAACCTAATTCAACTGATGAAAATTCTAAGGAAGAAACACGTGATGATTCTTCAAAGAAAGATGAGAAGAAGCCTGACATTGACATTGATGATTTAGCTAAGCGAGTTGCTGGAATTCTTAGCAAACAAGCTAAACGTGACGATGAAGACGACTCATCGGACGACAGCGATGACTCATCAACAGACTCAGACGAAGAAGACAAAGACAAGAATGCTAGTAAACAAACAACCAGAAAAAGCCAAAAGAGGGATGCAAATCCTGAACAAGAAACTAGAGACAATAAAGGAGGCATGAAGATGCCAAAAATCTTAAATCAAAAAACTGATAGTCCCGTTGCTGAAAACAAACGGGACTTTTTGCATTACTTAAAAACTGGGGAAGTTAAGCGTGATGCTACTGAAGGTGGTATTGGTCTTTCAACTGGTCAAGTATTAATTCCACAAGATATCCTTGCTGCAGAACATGACCAACACCAATTTGCACGTTTGGGAAACATGATTAGAACCATTTCTGTAAAACACACAACTGGGAAGTTACCATATTTTTCAGAAGAAACTGGTAAGTTGACTAAGCGAACTGGCGAATTTGTACCATCTGAAACTGGTTCTGCCCCTCAAATTAAGCAAATTCTTTGGGATTTAAAATCATTCTCAAAGAAGTATCCATACTCAATCGAATTATTGAACGATTCAGACTACAACTGGGAAGCAGAACTTGCTCAAAGATGTGTGGACCTTAAAGACAACACCGACGATGACGAAATCATGAAAGTATTAACTAACAACATCACAGCTTCAACAACTGGTGACCTTTTAGCATCAATTACTGAAGCAATTGATAAGAAGCTTAAGCCAAATGATTCTAAACAATCAAACATTGTGCTTTCACAAGCAGCCTTCTACTACTTAGATAGCATGAAAGACACAATGGGCCGTCCATTAATTCAACCTGATGTAACTAAGGCCACTGATGGTTTCATCAAGGGTAAATCAGTTGTGATTATTGACGATACTTTGTTCCCTAATGCTAAAGACGGTGACGTTAACATGATCATCACACCTCTTCAAAAGGCAGCAATTAAGTTTATGCAAAACGAAGTTACTGGTAAATTCATTGATACATACGATGAATTCTTCAGAATTCTTGGTATTTACATGCGAGCAGATTACCAACAATACCGTGGCGATTTAATCAACTGGTACACTGGCAACAAGACAGTAACTCAAGCTGCAAGTACTCCAGGTAAATAGCTAGAAAGGTGTGATAGGTTATGACACTAGATGAGTTAAAGACTCAACTATTGCAAGAACTCAATTTAGATGATACCGAAGAAAATCAATCCACCTTGAACACTTTGGTTGAGGATAGTCTATCGTTTGTCAAAGATTCAGTTGATTCTAAAGCCGATACTAATGAAATGCTTCAAGATGGGATGTTTGTTCGAGCCGTTAAGACTTTAGCAACTCAAATGTTCTACGACCGAACCCTTGCAAATGGTACATCGATTGGCTTGCGGATGATGCTATCACATCTCAAAGGAAAGGTTGGTTCAAATGGTTGGTTACGTTAATGCTGTACAGCCTTACTTAATGCAAAAGACTTGCACATTTGGAAGCTATGGAACTTCACAAGCGTTGTCAGGAATGACCAATCGAGTGTTCAAACCTGCTTTCAAAGTCCATTTTTCAAATGTAAAACAGACTAGATCACAGAAATACGAGCTGATTGGTACTTCGTTTGAAAATTCAAGAGTTATCAAGATCCAACACGGAAAGGAGAACTCTCATAAGTTACAATCATGCACTTGTGTTCAAATCAGCGGAGTTACGTATGATATTCTCGATGTTTCATTAGATGAAGACTCATATGTGACCTACGATTTGATCACAATTAAAGAAAGCAAACGAGGTGCTGGTCATGAATGATCTAGATGATGTTTTAAAGGACTTTTATGAACAGGTTGCTTCAAAAGTCAATTTGACGGCAGAACAGAAAGCACAAGTTACTGGTGCAGGCGCTAAGGCTTATGCCGAAGTCTTAAAAGATGAAACACCAGTCTCAAATTTAGACTATAACAAAGCTAAAAAAATTGGCGCTGGTAAAAATGGCTTACACGACCATCACTTACGTGACGGAATTACCTACAAAGAAGGCTATACTGTCGACAATATCAAAACAGGTGATACTGATATCGGCTGGAATAAAGAAGATGATATAGCTCTTTTAGGTTGGGTAAATGATGGGGTCATGAAAATGTCGCCCAAGCAAATGGCGAACCTTCATTTTGTTCAACGAGCTCAACAGAAAGCAGCAGGTAAGATTGCTGATGCTATGAGTTCTAAATTGGCGGAGGTTATAAACAATGAACACGACTAGACTACCAGTAGTTGAAGCAGGCGAATTGCTGAGAAACGCAAGCATTGATGGGATTGACAATATTTGCTTATACCGTGTACCTCCAGAGACACAGGATGCTAGTGACAGCACTACTGTTTTACTTACCGAAGTTACCGAAGACTTAACAAATTATGGTTCTGATAAATTTCAAGACCGCAATCAAGCAGTTGAGTTTCAAATATTTTTTTCAACAAAAGAAAATGTAGATATAGATTCAATCGAACGACAGGTTGAGTCTATTTTTTTATCAAAAAAGTGGCGAATTAGGCTTTCAAGAGCTCACACAGTTGACCCTACAACAGAGCAACTTGTAAAAATTTACTACTTTGAAAGAACAGAAAGGAATGATTTCTAATGCAAATCACAGGTTTTGACAGTTTCATCATTGCCTTAACTGACGATACTGGCAAGATTAAGACTGACAACAAGTCTTTCAATAAGAATGGCTTATTCTATGCAAACGCTAGCACTTCAAAGGGTGCTACTCAATTCAATATTCAAAACATTTCTCCAGCAGCACAAGCAATCTACGGTTCTGACTTACGAACTGAAAGTTCTGTTGGTGTTGCTGCACCTACTGCTACATTTGGTGCTAATGATTTACCAATAGAAATTACTGCAGCTCTTTTAGGTGCTGGTCATGATGATACTAATAAAGGTTATGCAGTTAAGCGGAACAAACTTGTTAACGCGGCCCTTGTTGGTGTTACTCACTTAGGTGAAAATAAATTCTATTGGGCATTTCCATTTGGTACTGTTACGCAATCAGGTGGTATGAACTGGCGAACTAATAACCAAAATGAAGTATTAGTTCATGATGTGTTCCAGTTTGCAGCACAAGCAAGACCAGCAGACGACTTGCTTTATCAATTCTTCTCATCAGGTGAAGCAGGTTTCACAGAAGAAGCTATGCTTACTCATATTTTCCAAGGTTATACAGCTACAGCTGCACCTGGAGTACCGGGTGTTGCAGCGAGTAACTAGTGGTATACAATCACATCAAGCTAAGGAAATAAAGCCTGCTGGTCCTACAGTACATCCAGAACAACAGGCATAAAAACATCAGTAGATGTGCAGGGTGGGTTGGTGGAATAGAAAGGATATTATGGCTAAATTTGATTTTGATGCTTCAAAAATCGGTTTGAAGAAAGAGTATCAACTATCTCAATCTTTTTCTAATGTTGAAAGAGCTACTGAATTTCAAAAAAACAATTTGGAATCTTTTAATAATGGAAAAAATAAGGAAATTGAACTTGTCAGGGATGCAGGTATTTTGGTTTCACTTTCAGGTGATAAGGCAGAAGACTTAAAGACCTTTGAAAGAATTGAAAAGAAGTACAACACTTACTTAGATGTTCCAAAGGAAATATTGGAAGATTTGGATATTAGCTTAGAGCAACGTGCGTCAATTTTAAGTCTTACTATTCAAATGATCCAAGCTGAGAACGAACGAAAAGCAAAAATTGCCCCAATTCAATGTGCTGCTGATTTTCTTACACAAGTTCTAGGATTAAAAGCAAGCGAGAAAAAGAAGCTGGAAGAAGCTGATGTTGATGACTTGCAAGACACAGCTACTTTGCTCTGTCACAAAATCCTTGGAACGGAGGATATTGAGCCTGATGAGGCTGATTTAAAAAGTACCAATCGACCAAAAAATAAGAAAGCTTCAAAAAGCTCTCGATGATCTTCATTACAGCGAAAAGTCAGCTATTATTAACGGCCACTTATCACTTGAGCAGATCCAGAACACAGATATCTTTGAATGGAATAAGGTAATGAATGCTGTACCTCCTGAAGATAGAATTTCAGCAGCAGAGTATATTGCAAAGCAACTAGCAGTAGGAAAGGCGGCAAAACATGGGTAGTACACCTGAAGGAAAATTCAGCTATCGTGTCGGTATGGAAAATACTAGTGCCGTCACTAGCTTAAAAGATTTAAAGAATGAAATCACACAAGTTTCAAGTGCTTGGAAAACTCAAGCTATTGAGCTAAAACAAGCAGGAGATAAGCTAGGTGCTGCAGAAGCTAAATTTAAAGGTGTTTCTGATGCACTTGAGAAGCAAAAGCAAGTAATTGAGCGCTTGAAAGCCCAACAAGCCGAATTGAAAAAGGCACAAGGCGAAGTAGATAGAAGTACTGAAGCTGGAAAGAATGCTTTTTCTAGTTATCAAGACCAAATCACTAAAACTGAGCGACAAATTGCTTCTGCAACAAGTAAGCTTAATTCTTTAAGTAATCAGCAAGAAAAAGCAAAGAACTCTGTAGAGTATTACAAATCTGGCTTAGCTGATGCTCAATCAGAACTTCGTAAGATATCCAGCTCTTCAAAGGCTTACATTGATAGACTTGAAGCAGAAGGCAAGGCTACAGAAGCCAATAAAGCCAAACTTTCAAGTTTAAAGTCAACTTACGAACAGTTGAACAAGATTTACGATGTTCAAGTTAAGGAACTTGAAAAGATAGAGGCTTCTGCTGGCAAGGCTAGCGATAAATACCGAATTCAGAAGCAACGTGTTGACGAAACTGCAACCAGTTTAGCTAAAACTAAGACTAAGATGTCTGAGCTTGACTCTGAGATTAGAAAAGCTAACCCTTCTGTCTTTGACAAAATGAAGTCAAAGCTTGCAGGAGTTAACAAAGAGGGCGAAAAGTCGCAAGGAATTTTCAAGAAGGTCTTTTCTGGTGCTTTTCTTGGGAACCTAGCATCTAATGCTTTCAGCTCAGTTGAAAGTGGATTAAAAGGCATTATCTCAACAGGGATTGAGGTTTCAAAAGCTGGAGCAAAGATTAAGGCTCAATGGTCAGGATTTGGTAAATCTTCTAAAGAAACAGAAGAATTAGTTAACCAAATGAAAGAGTTGAAGGCTAACACCAATTTAACTGGTGAATCAGCTACACAACTTCAAATGACAATGAACCGTGCTACAAATGGTAATACGGAAGAAGCAATGAAACTGTCACGTGCTGTTGGTGTAATTGGTGACAATACCAAGATGACCAATGAGCAAATGCTTGGCTTCTCACAAGCTATGGCACGTGTGATGACTGGCTCCAAAGTAACCTCGAGTCAATGGAACCGTATGTCTAAGCAAGCTCCAGGTTTAGGTTCTGCAATGGCCAAAGCAGCAGGGATGTCTGAACAAGCTTTCGGCCAAATGATTAGTAGTGGTAAGTTATCTACTAAGAAATTTAAAGAACTGCTGGAAAAAGTTGGTCAAGATGGGGGCAAAGCTTACAGTAAATTTGGTAAAACGCAAGCTGGTGCTATGAAGCAAATGCAGGCACGCTGGCAAGATTTACAAAAGCAAATTGCTGCACCTATGTTTGATGTTCAAAATAAAGCTGTTCAGCAGTTGTCTAAATTGATGGCAACTCCTGCACTTCAACAGGGTGCGAAGGATCTAGGTAAAGCTATTGCTCAAGTTGCTATCTGGGGTACTAAGATACTTGAATATATTGGCAAACATGAAAAAGACATTTCAGCAATGGCTAGTGATGTTGTTGAGATTGCTGTTACTCTTGGAAAAGACTTATGGAAAACTTTTGCAAGTGTAGTGTCTACAATTGCCGACGCTTTCGGTTTAACCTCAAAAAATGCTGCTAAATCTAAGGACCCTTTGAAACAAATAAGAGGCGTTTTAGATGGTTTGGCCAAGAATAAAGGTGCTATTAAGATGATTGCCAAAGCAATTGTTGCAATTGCAGCAATTAGAGGCCTAACCGCTGTTGCTCGTGGTATTTATGGCATCGGGTCAGCTATCCATGATACTTACAAATGGGTTAAAGGCCTACCAGAAGCAGTAGAAAACTCTATATCAAATTTGAAACAGTTGGGAACGGCTACTAAAGGTCTCTTTACCCAAACCGGGGATGCTGGTATATTTTCTGGTGCATTGCAATCAATGCGAAGTGCTGGAGGCAAAGGTGCAACTGGGTTTGGCAAAATAAGTGCTGGCTTTGGCGGACTATCTACTGCAGGTAAAGTTGCGACTGGTTTGGCAGCTGCAGGAGTTGCAGTAGATGCAGGCTCTTCAATTTTTCAAGGTCTTACTAAAGATATCCACAATGCTGACAAACGCTCAGCTGATATTGGTAAAGGAATTGGTTCTGGTATCGGTGGAGGAATTGGACTTTGGTTTTTTGGACCTGCAGGTGCAGCATTAGGTAGTGCAATAGGTGGTCAAATTGGTAAATGGGGCGGTCAAGGTGTTAACGAATTTACCAAAGGCTGGCAAGCAGAAGGTAAGAAAAATAAACCTAAGAACTTCGTTCAATGGTTAGGTTTTGGTGTTCACAAATCTCTTGATTTCTTTGGCAACATGGCCAAGAAGCTTGGTCATCATCTTAACACCAACATGAAAGGTGTTGCTAATGATTTTAAGAAGAAAAAATGGGGTAACATCATATCAGATATATTATTTGGAAAAGATGCAACCAACTATTTGAACAAGACTATGCCTAAATTTAAAAAGGCAATTTCTAAAGGCTCGAAAGATATCCAGAAGAGTTGGTCAAGCTTCTGGAAGAAAGTCGGTAAGAATACTGAAAAATCGTGGAAATCTTTACAAAAATCATGGTCTAGAGGTATTCAGAAACTTAACAAAGGTTGGAATAATTTCGCTAAAAAAGCTAAAAATGGTTGGGACTCTTACTGGAATACTGTAGGTAAGAAGGCTAAATCAGGCTGGTCTAAAGTCAAGTCTTCATGGAGTAAAGGTGTTACTGCACTTCGTAAAGTTATAACTAATTTTTCTAAGAAAACTCAAAGTACTTGGAAAAGGTACTGGAATAAGGTTAAAGCTCAATACAAATCTGGAGCTAAGTCCTTAAAGAAAACATGGTCTACACTGACTAGTGGCTTGAAGAGTTATGTTAAAAAGTTTGTAACAGTTTCTTCTGAAAACTTCAAGAATTTCTTTGACGATATCAAAAAAGGCTCCAGCGATTTCAGCAAACACATGAAAGAGAATCACAACAATCTTTTTAAGTCTATGCTTCAAACAGCCGGAGATGGCTTGAAGTTAATGGCTAAGGATTGGCAAAATAGGTGGAACGAGATTTCTTCTAATGCTGGAAAGCAATGGAACAGTCTTAAAAATAGCCACAATACTATTATTTCTGGTATTGCTAAAACCACCGAATCGGTACTTAACAATATCAAGAATACTTGGACTAGTATTTGGAATTCAATTTCTGGTTTCTTTAGAGATATTTGGGGAAATATTAAGAACTCAGCTCGTTCAGGTGTTAATGGCGTGATTGATATTGTGAACGGTATGGTTGGAGGAATTAACTCTGCTTGGAAGTTCTTTACTGGTAAAAATGCTTTTGGATCATTACACCATGTTGCTACAGGGGGCCAAATTGAACAGAAGCATGGACGACTAGCAGTCATTAACGATGAAAAGTCTGAAAACTACCGAGAACTTGTTCAACGGCGTGATGGTTCTCTTGAAATGTACGATGAACGTGACAAGGTCATTCCTGTTGAACCAGGTGATTATATCTACAATGCTGGAGAAACTAAGCGCTTAATGCAGCAAGCTGGCTTAGAACACTATGCTAGTGGTGGCTGGGTATCAGGTATCATACATGGTGCTTATAATGCTGTTTCTGGGTTCTTTAATGGTGTTAAGGACAAGTTTGAACTGGTAGAAAAATGGTTGAAAAATCCTATGCAAGCTCTAACTAACTTAGTAAATTCAGCAATTAGTGGCTTACTTCATGGCAATGCTAACTTTGTTAGATTTGGTGAAGATGTTGTTCACAAGATGGTTGTAGGTTTTCAGGCTAAGTGGGAAGCAATGTTAAAGAAGGTTGACGACCAAATTCAAAATCCACCTGGTTCTGGGGTTGAAAGATGGCGTTCAGCTCTTGAAAAAGCTCTTGAAATGAATGGTTTACCAACAACTGCAGCTTATGTAAATGCTTGGCTTCGTCAAATTCAAACTGAGTCAAGTGGTAATCCTCATGCTGTTGGTGGTACTGATGGTTTGGCTGATGGGCATGCAACTGGGCTACTTCAAACTAAACCAGGTACTTTTAGAGCAAATGCTTTTCCAGGTCATGGAAATATCTTCAATGGTTTTGATAATATGCTTGCTGCTATTAGATACGCTATACGTCGATATGGTAGTTCAATGTTGGCTGTTATTGGTCATGGTCACGGTTATGCAGATGGCGGAATTGCGACGACTCCTTCAATTTTTGGTGAAGATGGTCCTGAAATGGCAATTCCACTTTCAGCAATGAAAAGTGCTAGAAGTTACCAACTTCTTGGCCAAACTGCTGCAATGCTTGCTGCAAGAGACCAACCAGATACTTCAGTAGTTGCTGACAGCACAAGTCTAAGCCACATTTCAGAAACTTTGGATACCATTGCCAATTTATTAACAATTTGGGCTACATCAGAAGCAACAATTGAAAACACAATTAATCTTGATGGTAAGAAAGTAGCTGATGGACTTTCAAAATATATGAGAAAAGATTTAGCTACTGCAGTATTGAATAGGAGGTTGAATATTAGTGAATTACGTTAAGCTTGTTTATCGTGGCCGAAGTTCTGAAGACTTTGGTGCAAGAATTACTTATCCATTGAATATTGTTCAACCTAAAAGAAATATCACCGCAACATCAGTTTCTGGTGTTAACGGTGATTTTTTAATGGATGCAACAAATTATGGAAACATACAACAACCTATCAATATGTTAGTAGAGTTTCCTAAAGGCTATAAAGATTGGACAGAGTGGTTTATGGAGTTCTGCGACTGGCTTCAACCTCAAGATAAAGAACCAACTTCGTACGAAGAATGGCAGTTATCTATGCTAGAACCTTATAGATTTATTGGTTATGTTGCACAACCACCAACCATCTCAATTAGTAATAGCATACTGGCTAAAGTGAATTTCACATTAACAGTGAAACCATTTGTAATGCAGTATGATGGCTTACTTTGGAGGGATGTACCACAAACGGTCATTAACCATGAACGGTACCCCTCACAGCCAACCTTTCACATTGTTGGTAGTGGAGATTTTACGCTAACTGTTAATGGATTGCAGTACAAGCTTACAAATATTGACGATGAAGTCTATATCGACAGTGAGAACTGCTTAGTATACAAGAGTAAGACACAAAACCGTGCTAATTGTGCTATTTTTCCAAATAATGACTTTCCAGAGTTAGCATCTGGAGTAAATAAGATTAGCCTTTCAGGAAAATATAGTAAGTTCGAGTATCAAGCAAAATGGAGGCGAAAGTTATGAAAGTTAAAGCAACTTTACATACAGTCGCAAGTGATAGCACTGATACTTTGGGACTTGGGGTTCTTACGGGTGCAACATCAATGCAAGTTGTGCGAAATGCTAATCAAATTCCACAACTAACCATGACCTACAAGGCTGATGCTCCTCTGGCAGATGAGTTAGTCAGTGGCCGAGTGATTGTTTGTGCAATGGGCAAGAGTTCTGAGGAACAGAACCAAAAGTTTCGTATAATTAATGTTTCAAAAGACGTTAGCTCAATGAGCATCTCAGTTACTGCTAATCACATTGCTGGTGACCTCTCAATGATGCCAATCTATAAGAACATCTCAATAGCAAATGCTACTCCTAAGGACACTTTCAAAGCAGTTATGGACTCGCTGGCTTATGGCTCAAATCTGGCAGATTACAAATTTACTACTGACATACAGAAAGTTGCGAACGTTGCTTGGCAATTTAGCGATGTTGACAATGCTAACAGCATTTTTCTTGGAGATGATCAAGTAGGAGATACAGTTGCACAAACTATGCAGGCTATCTACAGCGGTCAATGGAAATTCAATAATTACCATTGGTCACTCCTGAAGCATGCAGGTCATGACTCTGGAATAATCATTAAGTATGGTCGTAACATGCTTTCGGCTGTTGAAGACCACACTACCGACTCTACCTATAATGCAATCATGCCGTATGCAAGCTATACACCTAATACCACTTTGGTTGATGGAACTAATGAAGCGATGGAAGGCATGGGGACCGTTCAATATTTAGGCTCTGGTGGTGCTGAGATTTACGATAAGCCAACTAAAGGTAATAGAGTGGTTGGTCATGTTCAAAATGGTGCTTACTACAAAGTTACAGCCAAGGCCGAAGACAATACTTGTAACGGAAATGTCTGGTACAACATCGGTGAAGGTTGGATAGATGAGCACTTCTTTACATTTGATAAGAGTGGTAACTACGTAATTAACTCTGCAAGCGGTCAAGGAACTATCAAGATTACATCTGAAAGCGATGATGTACGAGGAATTGTTGCTGACTTTAACGGTGTTGGAACAGTAACTTACTCTGGTTTAGGTGGAGTATTGCTGTGGTCGTCACCACTTACAGGTAGCAAACCTTCAAGCCAGTACGTTTCTAATGGCTCACGATATATTATTAATAAGATTGCTTACGATGAAGATGGCAGTAAATGGTACTGTTTAGGTAACGACAACCAATGGATTCCTGAGAGATACTTCTCACTTACTAAATCAAGCGATTATGTAACAACACCTACAACTGGAATCTTACATGTTAAGGCCGACAAAGTAGTCTCAGCTTATGGACCTTCAGGCGAATCATTAAGGAGTGACAAGCTAGCTGTAGGCAGTTTTCATAAGATTATTGGAATATCTAAAGATAGTGCAGGTACTTCTTGGTACGAAATTAATCCTAATTGTTGGGTTAAAGGCGATGACAACATCGACTTTACACAGAGTGGCTCTGTCTCTATTGATGAGGATGCCTCTAGGAAAGCAGTCGTTCAAACTTCAGGAAAAGTAATCGTTTACGATAAACCTAACGGCACTCAAGCAACTGGTCGTTTTCTTTGGAATGGGGCACAAGTTAAGATTACTGGTCAGTCAGATTCAAATGGGCGTACTTACTATCGACTAAGTGATGGTGGCTGGGTAGAGTCAACATACTTTGATTTTGCATCAGCAAGTGATATCCCAATTGCAAATTCTAGTGGTAATACTGATACTGAAGTAGAGACTCAAACAATAATGTTAGATCCTCCTGTTTTAGTTTCTCAATACGCAACTGGTCAAGAAGCATTGAGAGTTCAAACGGTAGACCTATCTAGCTACAATATTGGTAATGATAGAGATAAGCTCAAAACTGTTGCAGAACAATACATGCGAGAGTATCGGATTGGCAGACCAAATTATTCTCTAACTGTTGAATATCCAAATGTTGAAGACGAATTCTCACAACTTCGACAGGTGGATTTATATGATTATGTTGGTATCCAGGTAGATGAACTCAATATCTTAGACAAAGCAATGGTTAACTCAGTAACGTACGATGTTCTACTTGGTCAGAATGTCAGTGTAACAATTGGCCAGTTACCTCTTACGTACGAGCACTTACTTGGACAAATGCAGAAAGAAACAACTAAGCAATTAGCTTCTGTTGAGAAAAACTCAACTCATCTTTTTGGACAAATGAACCAAGCATTAAAGCTCCAGGGGGATGCACAGAAAACCTCAATTATGAAGGTGGCTCAAGACTTGCAGATGACTTCTGAAACGTACACGAGAGACTACGACAAGCTTCAATCAGCTATTAATTCAATCAACTCAACTGTAACTGATGTTCAAGGCTGGATAAATAGCGGTGGTTCAGGCGTAATTACCGCTTATCCAAACTGGGCTAATCCTACAGAGCTTAGGGCTAAAAGTGCTAATGGTGGTTATCTTCAATTTAATGGTAACGGCATAATGTACGTTGGAAAAGATGGCATTCTGAGAAGTTCAATTGATAGTCAAGGTAGAACAGTTGCTGAAAGCATTACCGCAGGTACTATCAAAGGTTTAACTCTTGAAGGGGTTGAAATTAAATCCTCAAGCGAAATACACAGTAATGGAAAGTACGCAACTGTTATGTCAGGTGCTAAAGGATTCAGTTGTGACAGCGATGATGGACACATCGGTATTAACTCAACAACTATCTATCTTAATTCCACAATGAATGCAGGTATTACCAAAAGCTATATCCGACTGATTAATGATAAGACAGGCCGAGATGTTGGTCTAACAGGCTTTGAGTTCTCACAACTTAAAGAGTTGCTACGTAAGAATGGAATGGAGACAAGCGATTAATGTTTAATGGTGATGTAATTCTAAACGAAGCTCTGGAAGAAATTAAGGGGCTAGTAGAAATTAAATTAAAGCAGGCAGCATATATCCAAGACTTGCTCCAGAAAAATAAAGAGCTTCAGCACGAATTGGATATGAGAGACAAATTGAAAGGAGGTGACAGTAGTGAGTCTACAAAACCTGACACTAGTCACGAACAAGAAACTAACTAACTTGCAAGACGCAGTAATCAGACAATCCGAAAAGGGTTTAACGATTACTGCTGTTTTTCTAAATGAAGATAGTAGTCCCTATGACTTGACTAACAAAAAGGTCATCTTTAATGAGCATAAGGAATCAGACAAATACGTTGTTGATACAAACGTACAGATAACTGATGCTAGGAATGGCGCTATTAGCTACACATTGCACAGTCAATGCTATGCTGCAACTGGTGAAGCATGGTTCGAAATTGCGGACGCTTCAGGAACTGTAGTTGACTCAACGCAAAACTTCAATTTGAAAGTAAAAGATGCAGCTAATGCTTCAATTTACAACACTAACTACATCACACAACTTGATGCTTTACGTGATCAAATGCAACAGTTGGTTGATGGCGCTGATGGTCAATTAAAGCAACAACTTCAAACCACACAGAATCAATTAAATCAGAAATTAACTGATATTGGTAACGCTTATCAAACAGCTGAGCAAGGTCGTGCTAATGCTTACAAGCAAGCTGAAGCTAACCGTGATAATGACTGGAGCCAAGATAAACAACGAATTGATAATGAGTGGAACCAAGATAAAGACCGTATTAACGGAGAATGGAACAGCCAAAAACAGGCAATTCAAAACACTGCTAACTCACAACAAAGCTCAATTAGCTCACAGTGGAGCCAATTAAAGAGCAACGCAGACTCTCAGCTTGCAACCATTAAATCAAATATCAATGCTTTACAAGCAACGATTGATGATATTAATAAAAACAAAGTTCCAGGCTTTAACTCATCACTTCAAAGCGCACAAGATAAGTTGGATAAAATCTTAGCAAGCCTTGGAAACTTTGTTGTGTCAGCTAATGATGTTAATAGTATATCTTCTGATAAAGTTGCTGAGATTGCTGGTAATTTAATTGACCCTAATTTAAATAATTGGACCAAGGATACGGAAGCACAGCAAGCTTTTAAGACTATTAATTTTAGTGGGACAACTAACGAGATTAGCTATCAAGGCGTTAGTGGGACTGAGATGCTCTATACGAAAATAAATCCTGAACTTTATAAGCACTACAAAGTTCGTTTTCGTTTCACACCGAAGTCTGACATTAGAGACCTTTCAAATGGCTATACCGGAACTATAGGCTTTTGTGTTTATAGAACAGTACCGGCACCTAACGGTAATTGGGGAGCTGAGCAAGGTAATGATAATCTAACAACACAAATTAAGCGAATAGCAATCAATCAAGATAAATTCTATGAATTTGGTTTTTATTCAGATAATGCCCAAGAATTGTATATCGGCTTCAACTTCAATGACGTTTGTAATAATAGACCTTACAACTTTGAAATTAGTTCAATTTCAGTTGTAAATATTGACAATACTATTCAAAACCTTGTTGATTCCAGCTATCCTATGAAAATTGGAGCTGCAGGCGATGATTTGTTTTTGTATAAAAACAACCATGAAATCAGAATTTACGACAATATTTCTGACGTGAAAAACAAACCAAGTGGTGCGTCAAATTGGTTTATTGCTGTAATTGATACTGTTAGAAATTTTTGGGGTAATATCAAAGTATTCTGCCCGGGAGTGGGAAGTTGGCAAATTGACTTAACAGCTGGTAATTGGAACAGTTGGTTTACATTATTCGATAGCAGGACTGCTTACTCAAAGTCTGAAATTGATAAAAGCTTTGTAAAATCGGTTCAAGGCGTGAAACCAGATGGAAATGGAAATATCAATTTACCTAACCAAAATGTAGCCTTTAGTTTTGATAGTTCAACTGGTGAACCTGTTATGCGAATGACACCATACTTAAATTATTGGCCAGTTGACCAAGTTGCAATTAAAGATGTTTTGAAAAATCAGTTACCTAATAAATATGCTGGTAAAAATATTGTTAATATTTCAAACCCGATGTTTTACTCAACCAAAAGTGTTGATGATTTTACAGCGATGGGAAGCCCTAACAAAACACAAACGTTAACAGTTTATCGCTCTGATTTTAATGCTAATGATGATGGAAAACCCGGATTAGCTAACTATTCTCAAGGACTTATTTTTGGTGCGTGGACTGAAAGAGGCGTCTTATCTATTTCAAATGTAGATCACAAAGCTAGAATTGCTGGAGGAACGTATCCCGGAGAAGAAAACGGATGGCAGGTTTGGTCTGAAGATATAGCTTGGAAAAGCGATTTTGCAAACTACTATAGCAAGTCTGAAATTGATGGAACAATTAATACTTTGAAAAAGCGTTGTGAAGCACTTGAAACTCAAATTGCAGTCTTACAAGGTCAATTGAGCAACTTGTTAAGTGTAATTAACGTTTCTGATGGCTCTTTAAACGTTTCAGGCAATTTAATTGTTAAAAACGGTAATATCCAAAATTACTGGGGTGGCGTTGATCAGTACGTTGCTTACACTCCTGCTGGTGTAAAGCGTGGTTACTTCGGTGTATGGGATAATGGAACTTTCCAAGCACGGGGGAATAGTTAAATTAAAAATAATATTAAATAAGGAGATTAATTATGGCAGAAGAACAAACACAAACACAAGAAACAGAAGAAATTAAAGATACAAACGTAAAACAAGCTGATGGTATGTACCACTACTACATCAGTACTGCAACTCGTGGTGGCGACATTACATGTCAAACATTTATCACAGAGCAAAAAATTGAAAGAAATCTATATCCGATTATTGTCACTCCACCAGATGACTCAATTCAAAACCCTGTCTTTGACTGGACAAATATTAAATGGGACGAAGCAGACTCATCAACTCTTAACGCTAAGATTGCTGCAGTTGCTGATGATGTACAAGCATTGACTAAGTCAGTTACAACAATTCAAACTCAAAGCCAAGAAACCACAAAGGAAAACGCACAAATCACTAAAACACTTGAAGGTTTAAATGCTAATATGGGTACTTTAACTTCAATGATGTCTATGATTTCATCTAAGTTAACACCAAGTGCAAGTTCAGCTACTACTGCTGCTACTACAACTGAAGGAGGTAAAAACTAATGAATGAATTAGTAGTTTCTCAAGCTTTTAATCTTTTAATGTTTTCAAGCGTTAGTTATTGCTATAATGTGGGGGTTTACGACAAGGCAAAGGTTGCTACTTTTGTAGAACTTAAGCAAATTACTAAGGAACAATATAAAGAATTGACTGGAGATGACTATGTTGAAGCTTCTCAAACAGCGCCTCAAAACTAACACTCTCCATATTATAATTGGTTGTGCAATAGCTCTTATCGGCCTTGAATTATGGCTAAATAAGGGCTATTTCTTTTGGCCACCAAATGCAAGCTCTGTACTTAACGACGATGTTGTTGGCTTCTTTGGTACAGCTTTAGGCTGCGGAATTGTGTTATGGAGTTTTAGCAGAGATCAAAACCCAAAAACCAACCAGATATTTCTAACCCTAGCTACGGCTTTCATGACTCTATTAGCGTTTGTAGAACTTGGACATGCACTTTTCATGCATTATCCAAGAATATTCACAAACGTAATCACAGATGTTGCACTAATTGCGGTCATTATGTACGTAGCAAGGCATTCTGATACTAAATAGAAAGTAGGAAGTGAGGTGATGCGATACACTCAACTCATGCAGATAATAGGTATGATAGCCCCAAGTATTTTTACTTATATTCTCGCAAGTAAAAAAAGTACTCATGACATACTAAAAGATAACTTAAACATCTTACAGCGTGAAAACGAACGTACACGACAAGAAAATGATAGCTTGAGAAAACAAATTCTTGAACTTATGAGTGAAAATGTTCGACTAAAAAATCAAATTAAATTATTAAGAAAGAAGTAATATTATGAAACCATCAATTATGACAATGAACTATGTAACGTTAATTCAAGACGAAAAAATGACAATTGCTGAAGTTCCTGAAACTTTAAGACCAGAAGTTGAGCGCTGGCTTAACTATTTCTCAACAGGTCAATTGCCAACCATTGCAACAAATGGTAATGCTGTAGGAGGTGCTACTAATGAAAATTAATGACTATTTAGGATTGCTAATTATTGTAGCCTGGATCATCAAGAGCTTTTTCGACTACTTAAAAGTCAAAGACCCTAAGATGGCCGAAAAGTTTCAAATTGTTGATGACATTGCAGAATGGGCTGTTAGCTTGCAAGCAACTAAAGATATTAGCAATGCTCAGAAGCAAGTTAATGCAACTCAAGCAGTTGTTGAACAAGCTAAGAAAGTTGGAGTTCCTATTACAGAAGCGAGCGCAAAAGGTGCTGTTGAAAAAGCTGTTGCAGAAAAAAAGAGCATCCCTCAACCAGAACCTGTTAAGGCTTCTGAAATTAAGAGCGCTCCTGTTCCTGCTGTAACCATAACCAAGCAAGACGATAGATTAGACGATTTACATCTTTAAGGAAAGAGGTAGCTTATGGTTTTAAATGCAATTGATATTGCTAGTCCTTATCAAGATGACATCAACATTGCAGCAACTGGTGCTGACATAGTGATTATTAAAGTTACGGAAGGCACATCAGTTGTCAATCCTTACTGGAAGACGTGGGCTGACCAGACATTAGCTCAAGGCAAGTGCTTAGGCTTGTATCACTGGGCTACTGAAGCTGATACGACAGCTCAAGTTAATGCCTTTTTTAATGCAATTGGGAGCTACAAGGATAAAGCAGTGCTGTTTATAGATTATGAAGATTATACTTCAGAAACTGGGCCAAAACCTATCAGATACAGCGGAACGAGAATTGCACGGGAAATTCTCGAAAAGGGTAGTGCGAAAGCTGGTAAGCCTTTAGGGTTATACATTGCGCTATCTACAGAAAACTCACAAGACTGGAGCTTTGCAGCGAAGAAGTATCCGCTTTGGGTTGCTCAGTATAATGTGACTGCTCCTACCTACGGATATCAAAATCCTGTTATGATTGGCAGTCCTAAATATTGGGATACTATCACACTTCATCAATGGACGGGCACGGGGCACATCTCAGGGCATTCAGGCAATATTGACGTAAGCGTGTTTTATGGAGATAAAACAACGTGGAATAAGTTAGTAGCAAGTAATGGGACAAGTTCAACGGAGGTAGACGAAGAAATGTCATGGCACCCAGAAGTTAAATGGAATCAGTTAGGTATGTTCCGAATCAATCGAGATAACGGTATCAATCTTTATACAAGCTCAGAATTGTCAAACTATACACAAGAAAATGGACAGAACGCAGTTCGCAAGTATGGAGACTTTGTTATCTGGCAAGCCAAGAATGGGGCTGTTAAGCTTGGTACTGATACCCAATGGGCAAGTCAAGCCGATGGGTTGACTAAAATTAATCCATTAGCAGTTAATGACAAAGCTATTGCTAAGTGCAAGATAGTTGCTGATGATGCTTACACACAAGACGAACCTAAAGCAGGTGTAGCAGGAATTAAGCATTTACCAAAAGGCAGCACATGGACAGTATTTGGACGTCAAGACAAGTATTTGATTGTTGGTGGTGGTTCTGATGGCAAATACGTTGATGGTGATAAGGCTGTTATTGTGCTATAATTTAAGTACGTTGAGCTAACTTGTTAAATCAAGTTAGACTCACTATTTTGAGTAGAGAAAAAGACCGTAGGACTAAGGTTCCTACGGCCTTTTTTTGTTGAAAAAACTCAACTTTTTTCTCCTAAAACTATTGACATATACTACGATATATAGTAATATATAATTATCAAGTAAGAAAGGAGAAAAACAATGAGAGTACTTGATTTTATCAAAGATGTCTTGCAAATCATTCTTTTTGGATTTGGAATTCGGCTATCAATCCTTCAACAAAAGTTAGTCGAAAAGCAATTCAAAAAGCTTGAAGAAATGGAAAAACAAGACAAGCAAGATAAGGGCTAAGCCCTTACTTTGCTGTACTCTCATTGTGTATTATATCATGTTAAATTTAATTAATTCAATTTTAGATATTATTATTATTTTGTTAGCGATTTATTTCATATATAGTCTTGCAAAAACAGAAGTTTTACTAAAAAAACTGGAGGCAAAAATTGATGAACATTTTAAAAATATTCCTCGAGAAAAATAAAGTAAGTGCATATTCAGTTTCTAAAACTTCAGGAATTCCGTATACAACCATTAACAGTGCTTTGAAAGATGGAAAAAAATTAGATGGCCAAACTGTTAAAGTTTTAAAAGCTGTAGCTTTAGCAACTAATAGAACGTCAGGTCAATTATTAGATGAGTTAATTTTTTTAGATGAAAAGAGTGTGAAATAAAACTCTTTTTTATTTTGCATAAAAAAAGACTCACACTAAGTGAGCCTTTGACCGAACATTGAAAAGAGAAAGAGTTCGGTATTGAATTGATTTAACAACCACGTAAAATCAAGCGGTCACTAGTACCGCACAAAAAATTATGACATTTTTGAAGAAAAAAAGCAAAAAATACTTGCATTATTGTAGTACATGTACTACAATAATAATTGAAAAGAGAAAGAAAGAAGAAAGGAATTTAACAACCATGACTTGGAACGATTTCGAAAAAAACTACAAATTCAAAGGATTTACACAAGACCAATTTAAAGCATACTCAAACAACTACAGCAAATTTACTGGTAAGCATGTATCAGATGACAACGACCACGTAGTTGTAAGAGTTGCCTGGAACAACATTATCAAAACTAGATACGGCTTCGCAATGATTATTGATCGTAACCACGTTGTTTTTGGAAAAAATTGGCAATTGTGGGGCAACGGTCAATGGAACGAAGACATCGTTGTAAGCTTCAACCGTCAATTCTTCAACATTAAAGAATTTGGCGTTTTTGAAGAATTTGCTGAAGAAGGCGACATCAAGAGCTTTGATGATTTAGTTGAAATGGCTAAGGAACAAGAAAAGAAAGATATGTTTGTTGGAGAAAGCAACACTTTTATTAACAAATTTTTTGGTTAAAAGGAGTAGAAATGAGTTCAACATACAACAACAGATTTAAAAAATATTATGATACAAATATTCAAGATGAAGATTTTAAACAAAAAAAGCGTCACAGTAGTTATAAGAGTTCTGCGAAAACATTTGTTAACAGATATGCTACTGTTGATGAGTTGGAAGAATTAACAGAATTAATTGCTAAAAAGTTAAATGATATAAAAGAGGGATAATAAAATGGCATCTTTTGAATTAAATGCAGATTTGATTAACAAAATAAAACAAGCAACTGGTCGTAATAAAGACGGTTCATGGCTAGATGATTATGGTACTGGAATAGAAAGAGCTAAGCATTTATTAAATCGTAATGATATTGATTTAGAACAAGTAGCTGAAAAACTTGGTGTTAGCGTTAATGATTTAAATAGTGACTCATATGAAATAGTAAGTAAGCTAGCACAAATTGATGACGCTTTAAATATCCATGAAGAAATAGGCGAAGATATGGAAAAAATACTCAAATATATGTATGACTATTGTCAGAAATATATTCCAGATGATGCAACTGGTCGAGTATTCAAAAAAGTTATTTTAACCGACCCTAGAGTTGCGATGGAAGTCTATAAGACTTTGAAAAAATAA